GCACTGTTTGTGCTGGATTGATATAATCAAATTTATGTTTAGTGCCTCTGATAAATGTGAACTGTATGTTTACTGGTTGTTGATGTTTGGCTAATTCAGCTTTAAAATCATCTGCATATTTTGCATAATAATCTTTAGCTACTTTTCTATAGTTTACAACAGTTTTACTTGCTATAAAATATTTACCAGTCCATCTTCTACCATTTTTACTACTTGGGACTGAGCCCGGTATGAACCATTTCATTTTTTTATCTGTTTAAAATTTCTTTAAGTAAAGGCTTTAATGTTTGATGTACAATATCAAAACCATGTTCACGCATAGAATCACTAATGTCTTTAGATAAAGGCAATGCAAAGCCATCCAGATTATATAAGGTTTTATACTTATCAATTGCTAGACTACCTGCAGCATCATTATCAAAGAATGTGACTACCTTTTTATATTTCTTTTTTAGGTGCTCAATAACATGGGGTTTTATTATTGTATTCTCACTTTCTGGTGCTAATACTTCAATGTTATAACCAATACTTTTAAGGCACAGGGCATCTTTTAATGATGAACAAATTACTAAATAAGGTTCAGTGTAAGTTAATTGATCAAATCCTTGAAGATATGATTTTACTTTGTGGAATTTGTGTTTACTTGATGGTTGATATATTTTATACAACTCACCACTTTTATCAAAATATCCATAAATAGAATGTCCTTCAATCTTTAATTTCTTTACTTCATCTTCTTCTTGTTTAATTAAATTGTAATACTCAATTGGTTTTACATTATATTCTTTTAGTAGGTTAGAACCTATCCTAAAGTTTAACCAATATCTACCATCATTTTCAGTCCATTGTCTTGTGTTAACAAAATCAATTTCCCATTTTGCATGAACTTTAAAAGATACTTGCTCAAAATCAGTTGTTTTAACATAAGAGTTGTAATCCTCTACTATTTTTCTAACAGCATCTCTATATTCTAAATCAAACATGAGTTTAACTAAGTCTATTTTGTTACCATTTTTACCAGTTGAAAAGTCCTTGAATTTATATACATTCATAGATTTATCTACATATATACAAAAGCTTGGAGTTTTATCATTAGGATTAAAGATTGATTTAATCTTTACATCCTGACCTGTTAAGGGTTCTGATAAATTTAAATAATATTGAAATACCCAATAGCTTGGAATATCTGTTTCTTCTAATACTAAATTTTTTGTGTTAAACATATTAAGAATATAAAAAAAAATGGGACTGACATATTTCAGCCAGTCCCATTTTAGTTAGTTATTATAAATCAAAATCCTCACCAGAAGCAGATGAACTAGGTTCAAACTGATTTGTTGTTGGTGAATTTTTCTTCTCTATTTTTCTTAGGTGATTAGGATTATTGCTATCAAAAATCAATAATTTTGATTTTTCAACATTCAATGCTTCTACTGGTACACCTTCTTTACTGATTTTAGGTAAATAAAGATCATTATTTATATAACCTTCAGTATTTTCCCACTCACGTGCACCAAGACACATGTTTACATATGTTGGACCTGATAACAATTTATCACATTTTAACATCCAATCTTCAATTGTGCTAGCTTGAATAGCATCTAATCCAGCTCTTTTATCTAAAGCTTCAGCTAAAAATATCATTGCTTTCATAACTTCAGTATCTCTACTGATTTCTTTTCCACTTGGTAATGTAGTGTCTTTGTATGGATACGGTGAATATCTCACTCTTCCTACTTGTCCTTCATAACGTGCACCATCAGATTTGTTCATATCCTTCAAAAATCCTTGAAAATCTCCTGTTACTGGCTCTGATTCTATATGCAACATAATGTTGTATGCATTAGCATCATAAGGAGTTTTATCAAAACTGATTGAATTAATTTTTACTTTGTGATTTCCTGTTCCAATTACTGGTTTTTCTTTGCCTGAAGCGGCTGACATGTCTTTAGTACTTAACATAATTTTTTCTTTTAATTAATTAATTTTTGTTTATTATTCTTCATATTTCTTAATGCAATCCTTTACAAACTGCAGGTTGTTTGGGATGAAGTTTTCCTCAAACATTCCTTGGGGTGATTTACATGTGTTCTCTCCACTGTTTTGTGTTTCAAAACCATAGGTGAGTTCACCATCATCATTTTTACTAACTTTACCAAATAAAACAATTGAAAATAGGCCTTCCAATGTCAATGCATTATCAATCATTTTACCAATTGTTTTTGCCTTGATTTTTCTATTCCCATTAATATCAGTTGAATCTTCTGAATGAGTCAAAAAGAATACAGTAAGATCATCTCTCAAATCTTTAGGTAGTTTAGCTACTTGAGCTAAGTTTGCTGCAATTTGAGTAAATTTCTCATAACCCTTTTCATTTGCTCTATCAAAATATTCAAAAGAACTCATATACTGCCAGTCATCTACAACCAAAGTCTTGATGTGTGGCATTTTTTCATTAACATGCATAATTGCTTTAATAACTCCTGCTGCAGAAGATGATGATGCTAAATTACCTTTTGGATTATCTTTTGAAATTGATGCATACATTCCTTTCCAACCTTTAAAAGGTAGTGGTTTGTTTGCAATGTTAATTACAAAAGTTTCATCAGGATTTAGATGTCTGATTGCTGTTGATTTGCCTGTACCTGAGTCAGCAATGATTAATACACTTTGTGCCATATTTATTTATAATTTTTATTAAGGATACTGTTTAATGTTAATTGAATTGTCTTAAGTGTTTTATTGATTTCAACTAAAGCATCAACTAAACCTGGTGTTTCTTTGTCATCTGGATCTGGTATATCTGGATTTGCAAAGTCATGGATTAATTTACCTCTACTTGTTACATCATTTATAATCTTTAATTCATTAACTGGGATTATGTGTCTAATAAATCCAGTACTTGATTCAATTAATTCATACTCTTCTTTCCAATGAGGATTGTGTTTATGAAGATATAGAGTTCTTTTTGGATCTTCTGTATCATAACCTATACTTACAAATTCAGTATAGATATCTTCATTCTTTTCAAATTCACTTGGGAAGAAACTAACATATAGTTCATCTTTTCCAGTTGGCCTGTATGCCATCTTAGGTATGTATAATGCATTGATTAGTCCATTAGTTTGGAAGTAATCTTCATGCTCTTCTCTTAAGGCGTTAACCTTGGTCTTACGTTCTTCTGGTGTTATTGCCATTTCATTTGTTTTATTTGTTTTATTTAAATTTTTAGTACTTATCATGATTTTATAATATTACTGTTATCTTTTTTCTTGAAGTCCTGGTGTTTCCATCTCTTCAATTTGCATTGATGCAAACTTAGCTTTAAAGAAACTCATTCCAGTATCACCATTTCTTGCTTTAAGAAAATGTAATACTATGGTTTTGTCATCTTCAATGATAAATCTATCAGGACCATAAAATCTAATCTTTTGTTTTGCTGGTCTGTTAATACCAATTAAAGTATCAGCATGTTGTAACATTGCATCTGAACCAAATATGTCTGACTCAAGAATATAATTGCCATACTTACCATCTATTGCTCTTTCAGGATTATCAATATTCCTATTAAGTTGAGATAAAGCAATAAATAAACAAGGATAGTCACGTTTACATTGTGTAAAGAACTCACCCAATTCAAATAACATATCTAATGTATTGTTTTGATAAGGTGCTCTTTTAACTAACATAGTGTGATCCAAAGTAATTATTGTTTTTATTCCCTTGTGTTGATTCATGTACATATCAATTTGCTCACGCATTTGATTTACAGTCATAGGAGTACTAATAATATCTACAGGATGCTTTATTCTTTCTTTAGCATATTGATGACAAGTATTAAGTGTGTCAGCAGTAATTAAACTTCCTGCACTACATAACTGTTTATAAGTTTTGCCAGTTACTGAAGAAAATTCTCTAATTGCTGAGGTTCTACCAACCATCTCATATTGAAACTCTAATACTCTAAATGAGTCATTAGGATTTAATGCAAAAGATTCTCTAATAATTTGATCTTTGATTAATGTTTTACCTGAACCAGGTCTTCCACCAATAACAGTTAATGTATTCCACTCTAAACCATCAGTTGTAGCTTCATTAAATTTTGGCCATGGTGTATATATAGACTTCTCCTCACCGGTTTGTCTTTTGTACATATATTTCAATGCATCATTAAAGGCAGCATATTGTCCTATCCAAGATTCTGTTGGTTTACTCATATTTCAATTTTAGTATTCATTAAATCTTCAAGATCACTCCAACATAAATTAACTTCATGCTGACAAGAAGAACCTTCTTCAATTTCACTAATGCATAGTTCTAATAATTCAACTACTTCATCTTTAAAATGAGGATGTTTTTTAATTACTTCATCACCAAATGCTTGTAATTCTTCAATTACTGGATTTTTATAATTCATAATATAGTTTTACTAATAAGAACCCTAAAATACTGAAATAGATTATTCCTATTAAAATTATTGGTTTTTTCATATTACATTTTCTTTAAAATGTTTATACTCTGTTTCTATACCATCTCTAATCATATCACAGTAATCTGCTAATGTAGATGATTTTACTCTGTGCTTATCTTGTTTGCATATAAAATATTGACTAGTTTGCATATACATGTATTGTGCATCTCTATATTCATTTACATACATTTTAGTAGCTTTTATAACTTGTTCCCAAGTATAATCATATGTTTCAAATAACCATCTGAATGATTCACATAGCATCTTTACATTTACCCTGGCTGGTTTGCCACTGGGTAGTTTTATATTAGGAAACACTTCTCTATAGGTATTTATTTTATCTACAAAATCTTTACCCAT